AGTATTGTTATCTGGAGCCGCTGCGGTAAATTCAACCGCTATTCCATACGGGGTGCTTGCATTTGAATTTGTAACAAAAACGGTTGGATTGCTTCCATCGCTGTTACGCAATTCATGGTACACGCCATCCGCATTTCTGTACGTCCCGCTATCACTCGCCTTGAAATAGCCCCCCGAGGTGAACCGGCCGCGTTCGCCAAGAACTGTATCAAGTGCTGTGGAGAAAGTGAGTATTCCGTCATTGGCTGAAGCGCCCGCTCCTGTTTTTGTTCCAGTAATACGCGCAAGGTCACCATTGCCATTTATCCAGTTGATGTGACCGACATTTTCGCCAGCGTTATACATCGTTATGTAGTTGCTGTCGGTTGAACTGTTCGTCGTTGTTTGCAAATTAAGACGAGAACTTCCGGTTGTTCCCCCGCAAAACAAATTCCCCGACGCATCCAGCGTCATCGCCTGCGTGAACGAGATAATGTTGCTGCCGGTGCCGTCCCATGAGGGGGCGGTGTACCAAGCAAAAACAGACGTATCTATTTCAAACCGAGCCGCAGTACCATTTGCGCTGTATCTGTAAGCGCCGCTTGTATAAGCGACGTTTCTGGTCATATCAATGTAACCAGCGCCGCTCCAGATAGAGTTTCCAGCAGCGCCTACTTCAATCGCCTTGCCCAAACCCCACGCACTCGGCGTGACCCCGAGGCCGAGCGAGCCGGAGAGCGATGTCGTTAACGCTGCCGACCATGACGCGCCGTTGTAAATGTCAAAGTGTAAGTTATTAGATGTGTCTGTGCGCCATCCAAATGTTGCCACACTTGCTGTGCTTAAAACTCCAAGCGAAATATTGCCGGGAGTATCGCTAGTGGTTCTGTTTGCAATCGCGGCACCACCCACAACATGCAGTCGGTAAGCCGGACTCGCCGTGCCGATGCCGACGGCCGACGCGACGTTCAGCACGCCGTTGACGATATCCTGTGCTGCAATCTTTTTTGTTTCGGTTGCGCTCGTGTCAACAATTGCGAGCACGTCGGTGGACGGCGCAAGGTTGGCGGCGCTGAGTGCTGTTAACTGGCTGATTTTTTTGTCGGCCATATTTCTATCTCCATCCGTTTACCCACCCACCTGGGCGGGGTCTTAAATTCGGTCGCGTCGGTCTCTGCTGTATCTGCGGCTGCACTTGCGGGCGATTCTCGATCACTCGCGGCGCTGCCGCCTCTACTTTTCGATTCGGCAAAATCATCGGGCCACCGCGACCGATGTACGCCGCGTAAGCGTACACCATGCAATCGAGTGCCTCGGTGCGTGCGCCCGCAGCGCGAGGCTTGTATGACCTCACGCGACGGCCTTGTACCATCCTGTAAATCAACGTCTCGGCGGTCAACTGGTCAAAGTAGACCTCATCGACCGATGCGGGAAAATGAAGATATCCCGCACCCGGCTCGGTGACACGCTTTAGCCTTCCAAACAAAACATCTTTCGCCGTGTCTACGCCGACAATAAAAACCTGCGCCGAGGTTTTGCCCGCCTTGCCTGCGTGCTTCGGCCAGATCAACCGGCCAAAGCCGCCCGCTCCCTTGATTGCCCACACGCGCCGAGACTTTCGCTTGGCTGCGTATCCGTAGACCTGTTGCGTGAAGTGTCCGCCCGAGTCAATCGCGCACGCTTCAATCAGCATCGGCGCGCCGTCCTCTCTCAAGCGCGCGCGTGCTAAAAATGCGTCGTGATCTCTCCACAGATCATCAGAGCCTGGATCACCGCGCAGGATCGCGTGCTCTACTAGCCACGCTTCCTCATCACGCCCCCACGCCCACACGCTGCACTCGAGCCGGTCGTCCTGCACGTCCGTGCCGACAGTCAGCATCAACGCGCCAGCAGGAATCGTCTGCGATCCGTACTGCTCGCGCCTTGACGCTAACCCTATCGCCTCGACTTGCTCGCCCTTTTCCTCGAAGGTCTCACCGAGCGCCGTGTTGATCCACGTTTGCAGCGTTTCGGGAAACCGCTTCGCGGCGACAAATGCCACGGCCATTTCCGACCATGTAGACCACGGCGAGTACAACTCCGAAATATGAAACGACGCAATCCCGCGAAACTCTTTCGTCCCGCGCCATTCGCCCTCGCGCAGCATCTGCGTCTTGTCCGCTTCGGTCAGCAGCACGCCGCACGCGACGCACGCATACTGCGCTGCCTCCGGCTGGCCCTCCGGCCATCGCACCTGTGCCCATACGAGCCGCTGCGACTCTCCGCAGTGCGGGCATGGCACAAAGTAAAACCGCTGATCGCCCGACTCGAATCCAGCCTCGATGCGGCTTGATCCTTTGATGGTCGGCGTTGATCCTGCCAGCACCTTTCGATTCCAGAATGTCGCCGTGCGCTTTCGGCCCAGCGAAATCGGATCGCCCTCGGTGCCCGCGCTCGCCGGGTATCTGTCCACCTCGTCAAAGAGCACCACGCGAATCGGCCGCGAAGCCAACCCGCTCGGGCTGTTCGCACCGGCCACCGTCAGATGCCCGCCCGCGAATTTTTTATGCAGTAGCGTGTTGCCCGTGTCGCGCGATTTCGGATCGGCTATGCGCTCGGTTAATACCGCCGTGTCGCGCACCATCGGTGCGAGTCTGTCCTTGCTCCACGCCTCGGCCATCTCAAGCGTAGGCTGCACCAACAGCATCGGCGCTGCGTCTTGGTGGACGTGGTAGCCGATGACGTTGTTTAGGATTTCAGTCCAGCCGACTTGCGCCGACTTCATGACCCAGACTTCCTTCACCTCGTCATCAGTAACGGCATCCATTATCCCGCGCTGGTATTCTGCGCGAGATGTTCGCCAGTATCCTGGCTCTGCCGACGACTCACTCGATAGTTTCCGATACCTGTCCGCCCATTCCGAAATCGTCAACTTCGGCGGTGGATTCCAAAACTTCTTCGCTACCTTCAAACAATCTAATATGTTCGTCGTCAGCCGTGGCAAGTTCCGCAAGGGCAGCATCGAGTTCGTCGCGGAGTTTTCCTGCGATGACATTTGCATTGTCGATATTTACCAGTTGCGGCCCGAGTTTGCTAGGAATAACCAAGATTTTAGACTTTGCGCTCGATATATGGTCTGCCCATATTCGGGAAACCTCATCGGCATAAACTAACTGCCCTCGCTTTATAGCATTCTCGAGCGCGATCTTGTCTCCTTGCTCTTTTGCCAGTCTTGTTTTTTCGACCAGCAAGTCCGGCGTGTCTGGGTTTGTATTCGGCCCAAGTTTGTCTAACTTGCTCTGAAGATATCGGATGTACCACGCCATACATGGGCCGAGTTCGTACTGGCCTCGGCCGGCTGTTGGCATTCCTTCTGCTTTAAGTTGCTGAACTCTTCGCGGTGTAAGGTTTAGGGCTTTCGCAACTGCGTTAACATCTACGTTCATGATTGGAGCGTCTGGGTCGGTACTGCCCCGCCGCTTCCAGAGGGGTACTCTGGATTAGCCTTCGTCAGACGCTTTCCTTTGTACATTTTTGCCCCAACTTGCTCTATTTTTTCAAAAGGCAAAATTGGAACAGTAAGCCTAGTTTTTACTTGTTGATTTAAGAAATAAATATATCGTAGTTGAAAACCAGGTATTACTTGCCCACTTGTTTCTGCGACATATTTTTTTAAATCGTATTTTCCGCCGGTTACATCATAATATGATCGCCCATTTAATTCTGGGCGTGGGCGGGTTGGCCCGCTCTCAAGCGTCATCTTATGTATAACATCGCCCGATGGAAGTCTAACCAAATTTGCTGATTTATTTATTGCCGTCAAAACAAACCCAGAGGCACGGTATATAGTTCCGTCTCCGCATTGAGTGCCATCTGCAAAACTAATTACCCATTCTATATGAGGATAATTTTTTTTTATCAATTTAAATGCTATAGAAAGCGCTCGGCTTTCTGAATTTTTTGGCAGTTTTTCTGAAAATGCTAATCTATTTAACTCTAGAAATGAGTTCCACTTTGTATCTTTTACTAGACCAATAATTTTCCGCTTGTCTAGCGATGGCCCGAATTGCATAACACCTTCAAGCCTGTTGTTTAAAAAAACGCCAAAATGCAACTGCGAATTTGAAACTGTTTTTTTACTATAGTGCGTCCGCTCGATAAAAGCATTTGCATCTTTGCTCAAAATTGGAGCAACAAATAACTCTTTAGCGGATGCCATAAGATCTCAAGAATGTCTCACAAATTCTAGCAATCGCATTTCCGTTTCGATTCTCGTTTGGCGAGTCGTAATCGCCTAGTTTATGAGCCGCCTCAATAGCGGCCTTTACCTGTTCGACTTGATCATCGTGCATGACGAAAGTCATTTGCTGAAATGGCTCTCTATCTCCATTCGCCAAGTTAGGCATTTCGGAAAGAGGCTCAACATCGGGCATTAACTTTTTCAAATCTTCTTCAGACAATCCGGTAAGCGTTAAATCGAATCCGTTGTCTTGCAGATCGCCTAACTCAACCGCAAGTAGCGCGTCATCCCATTCGGCTTCTTCGCCAACTCGATTGTCAGCGATTCGATACGCTTTAACTTGTGCGTCGGTCAACCCTTCCGCGATATGCACTGGCACCTCGGTCATGCCGAGTTTTTTCGCAGCAAGCAATCGCGTATGACCGACGATTACCGTGTAGTTTTCATCGACAACTATCGGCTGGCGGAATCCAAATTCGCGCAAACTCGCCGCAACTTTATCGACCGCGCCAGCATTCTTTCGCGGATTCCTCGCGTATGGGATCACGCGCTCAATGTCGATTGTTTCAATTTTCATGTGAAACGAAATGCGTTTATAAAATCCTATGCCTAGCCAATTCTCGCGGCCGCGTTACCCGCGACGCTACTAAGCGCTAGGAGGAACCGTGAATAATCAATGACTTACGTCACAACTTCGACATTCTGAACGCTACTTGGCGCTCGAACTCGATAGGCCACCGCGTTTTGATTGTCGCACTAATGGAACGCTGCACAGCGTCCTGCAAAAAAGTCTTAGGCACTGACGGGCCGTACAATGCCTTTATCTTGGCCCGTGGCTTCTTCGCCCCGTTGCCAACCGAATGCGTTCGCACTGCATGAGATGGCACGGCCACATTGCCGCGCGTGTATCCGTTGCGCTGATGCGCTCGCCGCGTATGTTGTCGCAGCGTTCGGCGCTGGCCGGTCGCTGGTCTGTAGTCCGTTCGACTGAACACCGTGCGCCCTTGGTTGCCGATAAACGCGCCCTTGTAGATCTTACGATTGCGCCAGGCATTCGCAGAGACGCCAGCCTTCACCTCACGCGCACTAAAGTTGATGAGGTTCGGCGCGTACTTCTTCGCTACGATCTTCGCCTCTGGCTGCGCTCGAGTAGCGCGGTAGATCGGCAGTCGCTCGCGTATCGATGACTTCTTCAGCCCGGTAACGCCATTTATATCGTTCACGGCAGTAACGCGAGCAGATACCGCAACGCGATTCAATGCGCTTGGCACTGCTGCTGCGATCTCTTGCTTGAACTGGAAGCCTAAACGTTTCTCGACTTCCTTGATGTCTACTCGAACATCGTATTGCA